TTTGGAAATAATAGCTAAATTGTAGATGGTCCCCTGAGGTTCTTTACCTCCTTTCTCCCTTGGGGGATTCATCTGCGCTAGGATAATATTATGAAATTATGGGAAAAAGTTAATAACATTACTGGAAACGAATCAAAAGCTAAATTCTTAGTAGAGTTTATCAATGCTGGTTCTAAATTTATAGTATCTTCATTGCCTGAAAGATTCTTATGGTCTATTGCTTCTGAAACTGAAATATATGGAAGAAAATCTATTAATAGTGTAGATACTAATGTTATTGGTAATGGTTCAGAAGTAGCATACGATAAAATATTAGCGGTATATCGTTTTGACGGAACTAAAAGAAGAGTAGCAAATGAAATACCTGATAAAAATATACACGCTACAGATGAATCTGATAGTTTATCTTTTCCTACAAAAATGTTTCCAGCATATTATAAATTAAGTGGTAAAATATATATTAAACCAGACCCTGATTTTAATGACACAAGCTCTAATTTAGAATATACTAAAGTGGGGGAAAGCTCAACGACTACCATTGCACAAAATAATGGAGATAAAGGAGTAATTGTTTATTCAGCGCCCCCAATAATTGACGAAAATACAGAAAACTGGGTATTAACCGAGTTTGAAAATGTATCATTATTGTATGCAGCTTCATTAGATATGTTAAGATTAGCTAATATTAAAGATGCTGAAAAAATATTTGAAGGTGGTTATACAAGTACTGATACTAACACTAAAACAAGTTTAAGTGCTATACACTGGTTAGAAGATGAAGACGCAGAAATGGCTATGGCTACAATACAAGCAGCTGATGGTAATATGAGATTAGCAAATGATAGAATACAAAAAGCTATTAACTTTTATCAACGTGCTATTTCTGAATTACAATCTATTACTGGAGCTATAGTAGCACCAGAAGAACAACAAAGAAGTCAAAGAAGACCTCAAGGAAGAACATCATGAAAGTTTTAGAAATTATGGAAAGAGCAAATACGCGTGATACTAATTTAGTAATTGCGTATATTAAGGATGCAATATTAGAGATACAATCAAACGCTGAAATAAATACTAAAGTAGATAAAATTAATATTGTTAAAAACACTAGAGATTATGATTTACCTAAAGGATTAATAGCAATAAAAACTATTAGTGTGAAAGATACTGAAGATGATAACAAGTATAAAAGAATTAGAAGATTAGCAGAAGAACCATTAATTACTGAGGACACAAACCCATGAGTTATGATACACATAGAAATTTTGCCTACATACAATCAGGTAAATATTTAAAATTATATAGGGTTAGAAGAAATGCTAGTCGTATTATAGATTCACAGGGTAGAGTAAGAGGAGACGATTTAGAACCTTTAGTATATCCAGATGAAAATATTACTGAAGGGTTACGTATTGAATATACTGCAATTGAAAAACCTTTTGTTAATGAAGACCCTGAAACTACAGCAAATGCTAGTTTAAATGATAATAATTCACCAGATGAAAGTACTCATGTGAATTTAAATAGAACATTAAGTTTAGCGGTAGTGTGTTATGTAAAAGCACAATTAGCAGAAAGAGCTGGAAATATAGATTTAAAAGAATATTATATGCGAGAGTTTTATAAAAAAGTAGCAGATAATGAAAGTAATAAAAATAAAGTATTCATGGCTAAACCTATGAGTGCTTATGCAGTTAAATAATAGGAGAAAACAATGGCGAACCCAAAAGGCATAAATGATTATCAGGTTCAAGAAAGTGTTGCACCATATATAAATGCAGTTGTAGCAACAACTAATGACCAAGATACATGTAGAGCAATATACGTAAAAGTTGCTGGTAATTACGATTTAACAGTAAACGGCGTAGCTGTAACATTTACAGGGTTGTTGGCTGGACATATATATCCAATCGCAGCTAGTAAATCAAGTTCAAATAATGTAATATTTTTATATTAGGAGTAAAAAATGATTTCACAAAATCAATACGCAGATATAGAATTGCAACAAAATGCAGATTTTCAAATGACTATTACATTAGATAGTTCACATACTATGACTGAAAATCATAAGTATGCAGCTGTAATTGTAAAAGATTATAAGCATAGTTCATTTACTGGACCAGGAAAAAGTTCAGGTACTAATGGTACAGCGGCTTCTAATGATGTTTGGGAATCAGGAAGTCAAAACGAAGTACACTTTGATGTAGTTGCTGATAGAGGTGACAAAACAGTAGTTCTTACATTACCAGCTGAAGCTATACAATATTTTGATGACGACTTTGAAGGGCATTGGGATTTAGTAGAAAAAGATGACCCTGATGGTGGTGCTGATGCTTGGGTAAGGCACATACAAGGAGATGTATATATTTCTAAAGCTGCAACTAAATTAACACATACATTTACGGCATCGGTGGCATAATGGCTATTAGTGTAAAAGTAAATAGTAATAGTGCAATAAAAACTTCTTTGCAAAACAATAATGTATCAAAAACTGTTGGGGTACAAAATGCTAGTAAAGTTCAAGATAGTTTTAGTATTGATGCTAGTGAAATACCTGTAAGTTTAGATAATAGTACTGCAACTAATGTAAGAGATGCTTTAAATGGAGCAGCTACAATAAGTGCTACGCAAACATATACAAATAAAACAATTGATGCTGATAATAATACTATTAGCAATTTAGAAGTAGATAATATAAAAGGAGCAACATTGGTTGTTGAAAGTGAAGGAATTTCTTCAAATGATAATGATTCAACATTACCAACTTCAGCAGCTGTAAAAGATTTTGTAGAAGGGAGTGCAAGAATAGACGGAGGCGGATTTTAACGTCAATAGGAGAAAACAATGGCAAATGTAATACAAATCAAACGTAATTCGCATTCAAGTACTTCGGCACCAGGTACTTCGGACATTACGTATGGTGAATTAGGATATAACAATAATAATGGTGCTGGTGGTAAACTTTACGTAGGTGGTAAAGCTTCAGATGGTTCTGCTCAAATAGAAGACATACAAGCAAATATTATTGCTGCTATGCCAAAAGCTGATGATGATGGTACTACATTTGGAGTAGCTACATTTGATAACGCTGATTTTAATGCAACAAATGGTGTAGTTACTTTAGCCACAACATCTACAGCTGCGGAATTAAATATACTAGATGGTGCTACATTAGATACTACTGAATTAAATAAATTAGATGGAGTTACTGCAACGACACAACAAATAAATCAAATTGCAGTTGCTGCTGGTACAGCGGCGGCTTCAAAAGCTCTTGTAGTAGATGCAAATAAAGACATAACTGGAATTAGAAACTTAACTACAACTAATAATGTAGTTATTGGTGGTACTTTAACAGTAACTGGTGGAACTGTATCTGCAAATTCAACAGTAGTTGAAGTAGGAGATGTAGCTATAGCATTAGCTAAAGACAATTCTGGTGATGCTTCAGATATAGGATTTTATGGTAAATACGTATCATCTGGAACAAAATATGCTGGATTATTTAGAGATGCAACAGATGGTGTTTGGAAATTTTACGATAGTGTAACAGTAGCACCACACGAAGGAACTGGAGTAGTAAGTGTTGGTTCTAATGGTTATTCATTATCAGATTTAAGCGTAAATCTTGTATCTTCCAATATTGATTGCGGCACATTCTAAGGAGTTAGATGTCAAATACGATTAAAATAAAAAGAGGTACTAACCTCTCAAATGCTGGTACACCAGCTGCGGGTGAGTTAATATATAAAAGCGATACTAATGAACTATATGTTGGTAATGGCTCTACTGCAGCTACTGGTTTAACACCTATTGGTGGTAGTGCTACATCTGGTTCTAACAATCAAGTACTTACTGATGATGGTTCTGGTGGTATAAATTCTGAATCTGGTCTTACTTTTGACGGAACTAAATTAAATGTATCAGGTATTGGAGATTTTGAAGGTTCTTCTAGTTCAGGAGTAAATTTATACTTAGGGCAAACAACAAGTGGTACTGCGTTTATGTATGAGTTTAGCACACACGATGAAGCTGGTGGTATTATTAATGCTGGAGACCATTTACAAATTAAAGGATATCGTTGGGCACAAGATATATCTTTTGCTAGAAGTGGAGAAGGTGGTTCTGTTCCAACTGCGAGATTTCACAATAATGGTAGTAATGGTTATTTAGAGTTATATAAAGTTTTAAATCCAACTACAGATGCAACATATCAAGCTAATGTAAAATTAAATGTAAATGGAGATAGCTTTTTTAGAGGTGGTTCAGTCACTATTGGAGATGTTAGTCCACTAACTACTGGAGGTACACCAAGATTAAGTTTAAGAGGTGCAGGATTAAATATTGGTGCTAGTGCTAGCGATATGTCTTATATCAGAAGAATAGATACTGGTGATTATCAATGGCAGACTTGGAATGGTAGTAATGATGGACAAATTCATTTACAACCATATGGTGGAAACGTTGGAGTGGGAGCAACAAATCCTTTAAGAAAACTTCACGTTGTAGGCAGTATGGCAGTAAATGAAGGTACTGACCAATATTATGGTATTCTCATGGGTGGTGGAGAAAACAACGACCCTAAAATTACAATAGGAGATTGGCACAATTCAAGTGGTAGTATAATGTGGGATTCTTCTGCAAATGTTTTACAAATAGATTCGCAACACTCTACGGCAAACAGTGACATTGTATTTACGGGTAATGATTTTGCTACTGAATATATGCGAATCAAAGGAACTGGAAAAGTTGGAATAGGTAGTGCGGCACCTGCAGCTATACTTCACGTTGAAAATTCAGACGGAAGTAATTTAGCAAGATTTAAAGATTCAGATAGTTCTTATGCAGGTATTATTATAGCAGGAGATACAAATGGTGGTCACGTAGGTAATAGTGGTGGCTATGCAGGAGAAGGGATTTATTTCCAAGATAGTATAGAAGTAATGAGATTTTATGCAGCGGGTAGTGAACAAATGCGACTTACTGGCACAGGGCGATTAGGTATAGGAACTACTTCACCTGGACAAAAGCTACACATTTACGATGATAGCAGTTCTGCTCAGATACATTTACAAACTACCGCAGATGCAAACGCACAAGTAAGACATCAAAATGATAATATTAGTGTTTATACTGGTGTAAGTAGTGCAGACCAATATGTATGGTATCATAGTTCTCTTAGTGCGAATGCAGGATTTATACCTACTTCAGGTATGTTATATTGGAATAAATCTATTTTATTAAATGTAAATAATACTGCATTTTCAGGTAGAGAAACTGGTGGTACTTCAAGAAGTATGTTAAAAATGAACTCTGCTAATCAAATTGAGGTTGGTAATTCAAATAATGTATTAAAAGTACCTGCAAGTAGTTCGATTTTTTCAGGAACATCATCTTTTAACAGCACATTGAATGCTAATAGCAATATTTATTTAGCAGATAATATGACTTTATATGTTGGTACTGATACAACTAATGGATTAAGAATATTTCATTTAGATTCTAATAATAACAATTATATTAGAAGCAATGGTGGTGCTTTAAGTATATATACTCAAACAGCTCAACCGTTGTATTTCAATACAAACAATACTAATAGATTAACAATATCATCAGGAGGAGATGCAACTTTTACTGGTGCAGTAAAATTACAAAGTGAGTTAGACTTTACTGGTAATGGTAATAAAATTATTGATGTAGAAACTTTAGAAGGAAGTAATAGTTTTAGAATTAGACATCATAATCCTGTTGGTAATGTGTTTCACGACGGATTGAAACTTGAAGGAAATGGTGGTGCATCTCTTTATTACAATAATGGATTACGATTTAAAACTACCAGTGGAGGTGGAACATTATATAATGATTGGAATGTTACTGGAGCTTTAAGTTTTGGTAGTATTTCTGGTGCAATAAGCACATCAGGAAATATTAATACAAATGGTGTTTATCAAATGGATGGAACCACCATTATAGACTCTTCAAAAATTCCAATAAACATTCCTGACCCACACGGAACTAATAGAGCAGGTAGTGTATTAGTTACAGACTATGCAGGTGTTACAAGCCCTACAACATCAGGTTGGTACACAATAGCAAGTGCAGCAGCTGCAAACGCAAGAGGTGGTGGTATTATAGGTCTTAGTTTTACTGGCGGTTATTTTACTCCTGCTACTTTTACTTGTGATTTTCAGGTTGATTGGAGCGGTAATTTACTTAGATGTAACGTAAATAATCAAACAAATAATATTACAAAAGTAAGAATTATAGAAACTGGAAGCACAACAGAATTACAAGCATATTTTGTTATTAGTTCAAGTCAGGGCGAAAATACCCAAAGTATGCGTGTATCATTTACACGAGATAAATATAATCCTAATTGGAGTATTGAAAATCCATTAACACAAGAATCAAGTCCAAGTGTAACGGGCGAAGAAATAAATGGCACTAGCATGACTGGAAGAGGTATGAAATTTTATAGTGCTTCTACAGATGTATTTGAAATAAACAATTCACATTTTGTATTTAATGAATTAAGTAAAGATGTAAACTTCAGAGTTGAATCAAATGGCGATGCTAACATGTTATTTGTAGATGGTGGTAATAATCGTGTAGGAATTGGTACAGGTAGTCCTGATAGTGAATTGCACGTTTCTAACAATGTTGGTAATCTTAAAGTAGAAAGCACTGGTTCAAATAATCCGTCTTATATACATATTAAAAATACAACTAACCAGTATGATATATTTAATAATCTTGGAAACTTGCAAATAGATGTTAATGGTGTAGCAACAAGATTTAAAATTCATAGTGATGGTTTAGTAAGAAGTAATAGCAATCATGTTTTTGGTATAGAAAACACTAATTCAAAAGCATATATAAGAGCAAACAATGGTTATTCTTCAGCTTCAACACCTGACTATACTTGGTGGTACAATGACACTTGCGGTATATTTCACCCTGCTGCAAATACGATAGGATTTAGCACAGGAAGTAATGAAAGATTTAGATTATCAGATGATGGAGATTTTAAATTTACAGGAACTGGTAGTAATTTTGAAAGTGTGTTGTCTGGTGGTGTTACTTATTTATTATTATCTGGAACAGCTACGCAAAGAATAGAATTTAGAAATACAAGTAATAATGCTAATGGTTGGATAGGAATACCAAGTTGGAATACAGATGCTTGGCACGAATATATGCCAACTTCAAGTGGTAATGAATTAGCATACATTTATGAGTCATCAAGACACAATTATTATAGAGGATTTACTGTTAATAATGGAGGAGATGATTACGACTTTATTGTTAAGGGAAATAGTGATGATAATTTAATTAAAACAGATGCTGGTAATGATAGAGTAGGTATAGGAGAAACATCACCTGATACGAAACTACACATTAAACAATCTGGAAGTGGTAGTTATACTACATTAAAACTTGAAGATAGTGATAGATTAATGTACTTAGGTAGAGATGCTATTACAGTTAGAGATTTATCAGATAATGCTGCACAATTATATATTAATAGCAATACAACTTTTAGTGGTAGTATAGTAACTGGTGCTAATATAACTATTGGTGGATTATTAAGTGTGACAAGTTCAATTACTACTGGTTATGGTGTAGCATTTAATAATGGTAATACTAACTTTCTTCAATACAATAATAGTGGAGAAAATGTATTGTATTTAAGAGATACTACCAACAGTCAAATGTTATTGACTTATGGTACTAGTAGAACTACTATACATAAAAATACAAGACATGGCGACCAAGTAGAATTTGAGGACACGAATGCTGTAATTAATAGAGTTAGTGGCGATTTAGAGATTAGAACTTATGGTGGTTATGATATTAATTTAATGCCAGCAAATTATGTGGGAATTGGTACTACTTCGGGAGCAGCAAAACTTCATGTACAAGAAGCTAGTACTGGACATGGTTCAGGTGGTATTATAACTGAAACTGCAGGTGCAGATGGTAATGCAGGTATAAGATTTAGAACGAATGGTAGTGATAGATGGGCAATTACTACTATTGGAACTAATGCAGCAACATTAAGAATTAGAGATATTAACAATAGTGCTGATAGAATTAACATTACTTCTGCTGGTGCTTTGCATGTAACAAATGACGTTGTAGCTTTTTCTACTACACCATCAGATAAAAAATTAAAAACAAATGTTAAAGATATTAACTATGGTTTAGATACTGTTATGAAACTAAAACCAAAACAATACGACTGGAAAAAAGACGATAGACACGATATAGGATTTATTGCACAAGAAGTAGAAGAGGTAATACCAGAAGTTGTAAAAGATACTGAATGGTTTGATAACAAAATTAAAACAATGGATTACGAAAAATTAACTGCCGTATTAATAAAAGCAGTTCAAGAACAACAACAACAAATAAACGAACTTAAGGAGAAGTTAAATGGCTAAAGTAATAAGTGCAGCAGATGCTGTAGAATCAACAAAAATGGTATCAATCAAACATACTAGAACTATGAAAAATCCAAATGGTAACGATGTTACTGTTTTAGATTGGGAAGAAACTAAAGATGTTGATAGTGCTATAGCAGATGCAGAAGCTACAAAAGTTAGATTAGAAGCTGAGTTAGTAGATGTAGAAGCTGAGTTAGTAGAATATAACGCAATTAAAGACGCTGAGTAATGATTGGTTATCTTATTAGATTAATTAATCGCATTAAAGGTAAATAATGGCAGTAAGCAATACTAACGTAGGTTTAAACGGAAGTATAGGCAGTGAATGTAAGGTAGTGCAAAATAGCAATATAAGTATATCTGCTATGGCTACATCAGATGTTACTGTTGGTGGTATTACACATACGTATGCTGGACAAAATAGTGGACCTATTGGAGCTTTTGAAAAGATAGGTGGTAGTAATAATCCATTAGCTAGTTCAGCAAATACCAGTGTAACAGCATCACATAGGTCTGCAATAATAAATACTCCACATCATTTTAGTCACGCTATTGGTGGTTATCATGAAACATCTGGTGGTGGATTTGGTGGTGGACAATAACTGTTTTAATTCATAAATTAAAGCACTATTAATAGTAACAAGGAGAAATAAAAATGGCTAAAGAAAAAGTAGAGCAACAACAAGAAATGAATTTAGAGGATACTCTAAAATCCATTGAAGCTCAAATAGCTGAATTACGTGGTATGTATAACTATATTGCTGGTTTAAAAGACCAGGGATTCAAAGTAATACCACCTCTTCCTAAAGAAGAAAAGTAGAAAGGGAGGGGGCTTAGTCCCCCTTACTTTAATTATTAAATAATAGGGGAATACAATGGAAGTCGGTAAAGACACTAAATTTACATTATCTATAGAAACTGCAATCAGTATAGTTGTAACTATTGGTATGATTATAGGTATGTGGTTTACGCTTCAAGCAGATATTGAAGAAGCTAAACTATTACCAGAACCAGAAGTATCACGTATGGAGTATGATTTGAAAGACCAAATGATTCGTGATTCTATATTAAATACTGAAGGCAAAGTAGATAAACTTGAAGAAAAGGTAGATGATATTAAAGAAGATACTAAAATGATTCAAGAAACCCTGATAAATATGAATAATAACTAATGAGGTTTACTAATGAACAACAAATTTATATCATACTTGGTATTAACGCTTTGCTTATCACTATCTTGGTTGCGCTCACAATCAGTCAACTTAGATAGCTTTCAAGAAATACAAGCACTTAATATACAAAAATGTGCAGTAGTGCAAGTTAATGCATCTTGGAATTTTAAAAATAGAGTTAATATAGAAAAACTCGCAGATTTATGTTATGTAGGTGAAATAGATTTAACCAATAAACAAATTGGTGCGGTAATACAAAAAGAATGGAATATTAAAGTTGTTCCTACTATTATTATTTTTAAAGAAGGAAAAGAAATTGAAAGATATGAACCTGGTATCAGTATGAGGTTTGACGAGAAAGAGGTATTTGATAAGATTAAAAAGGAAATTCAATAGGAGATAATATGAATATTGTAGTTAGTAAATTACTTACAAGCCTCTTAAGTGAAAAGATTCTAAAAGCTGTATTATTAAAACTTGGTGATTATTTTATTGCTAAGTCTGATAATAAGTTAGACGATGAAATCTGGGCTGAAGTTAAAAAAGCATTGAAATAGGAGGGCAACATGAACTGTGAATGTGGATGTGGATGCTAGTCAATGCCAAAACAAGAATATAAAATAGTTGGTTTTCATGGTGGTATAAACGATAACTCAGACCCTAAAGATATACAAGAAATAGATTTAAGGGAAGCTGATGGTGTATCTGTAAATAAAGTAGGAAAGTTAATTAATATAGGAGCTAAGGGTTCTGCTTTACCTTCTTTAAATAGTTTAGAAGATACTGATATACAACCTGGATACGGATTGCATTACTTTAGTACAGACTATGATAGTAGTAGCAATAATAACCCAGAAGATTATTTAGCTATCTATAATAAAACAGACAATAAAGTTAAGTTTTACTATAGAGATAAAAATGGCAATAGTCCAGGGTTTTTAAGTAACGAAGTAGTATTTGGTAGTGCAATTAAACCAAATTATTATTACGCAGAAGGTATGTTGCGCATATCTGATGCTAGTCATGGAGAAGCAAGTAAATGGTTTGGTTATATAGATTCTACTTTATATTGGACAAGCACAGCAGGTAATACTAATAATGTGCATGATATTAAAAAGTTTTCTGATGGAAACCAAACATTTAGAACGTTAAACGCTTTAACAAATGGTGAAACAAAACTTTTAGATATTAGTGATGCAAACCCAACTGCAGCTCAAATAGGTACTACTGCTGGAAAAGTAACACTAGGTTATATTAAAAACGATGGAGGAGACTGGACTGGAAATTATGTGTTTGGAGCAAGTGTTATATATAAAGGAAATCAAGAAGGTCCTGTTGAAGCTATTTATAATAACTTTATAAACAAAACTGAAGAAGTTGTGGCTTTATATGAAAATAGAATGTCTTTTCAAGTTTATATATCAATGGGTACAAGTAATACTATATCACCTTCTACAAATCATATTATAGGAAATGAAAATAGAATGATTGGTATTAATTGGTATTTTAAAGAACAAGGTGATGATGAATGGACTTTTTTAAGACATACTGATTTGCGTGAAGGCGGTAAACATTATTGGAAAGTATTTGATGCTACTAACCAAGGTAATCATGGTATATGGGCTGGAGACAATGTTGAACCTGGAGGCGAAGGAACTGGAGAAGTAAGAAGAGAAGGTGTTTCTATTTGGAGTAATGAATCAACTATTGCTAGTGCAATACATTTTAGCGATAAAGTTGATGGTACTGGAACTAGTTGGATGGAAAGTGGTAGTGCTTACAATTCTAGCACACAAGGTAAATCTTATTCTCAAGTATTTTTAAGAGTAAAATTAAAAAATAATAACTCTACTAGCGGTTTTGATAATAGATATGGTTTTTTAAGAGTGTGGGGTGGAGCAGTTTCTCCTTTATATGTTAGTTCAGTAAATGATTCTTTAATACCTTTGAAAACTGGAACAGCTCCTAATCATAATACTGATAGTGTTTACTATATTCCTTTTACATTACCAGGTCCTGCAACTGATAGAGAATTTAGAGTACAGGTGTTAGATGAAAACTTTAATGTTATTGCAGATAGCGGCATTTATACAATGACTATAAGTAATAGTGGAGCCGTAGCTCCTGATGAATATGAGCAAGAGGTAGAAATTGGCTAATTACGCATTAATGAATCCAGGTAAATTTCATTTAGGAGACCCACATGATTTTGCGCCTAGACAAAATAGAATATTTGATGAAAAAAATCACATATCTAGTATTAAGTGGAAAACGTCTGTTTTATTAAATACAAGAGTTTACATAGGTAATGTAGAATTAATTCAATCTGATGGCACTACAAGAGTTTTAAGCGATAGTATGTTTAAAAGTAAAAGTAATAAATATGATTCATTTACATTAGATAGAAGAATTGATGTTGCTGTTGCTGATGGTGAAGAAATTGTGAGACTTGCTACTTTTGCAGATAGAATATTACAATACAAACAAAATACTTTACATATTATTAATGCTACAAAAACAAGAGAGTTTTTAGAATCTTCTCATAAATTTAAAGGCGTTACTCATCATAATGCAGTTGTAGAAACAGATTATGGAGTAGTTTGGTGTAATAATCAAGGTGCTTACATGTATAACGGACAACAAGTAGTAGAAATTACTATTAGACAAGGTATAAGAACGTTGTCAAAAAAAACTTGGGAAGACTTTTATGTAGATGGGAAAACAATGGTAGGATTTATTCCATCTACGAAACAAGTATTATTTGTTAAAAGTTTTGAAGCAACAAATGCCGATGACATATTAGTTTATGATATGGTATTACGTTCTTGGACAAAAGGAACTGGTAGGTTATTAGCAAAAGATAAAACTAATATTGTTAATATATGGGATAATAATTTAGTATTTGGCTATGAAAATGATACAGCTAAACTTACAGTTGTTCCATTTAAACCCGAGTTAGATAGTAACGATTCAGTTACAGGAGATGTAGGAACGTATAAAGTTCAAACAAAAGAATTAATATTTCAAACACAAGCAAGAAAAAAAATAGCAAAAGTAAGAATAACTTACAAAGGCGGTAATGGAGCTAATGTTAATATTGTTCCTAAATATGCTATTGATGGTGGAGATTTTAGCCATAGTTTTGTTAATGATAGTGGTGATACTATAACAGGAGTAACTGGAGATGGTACTTCAAGATATTTAAATGGTAGTACTAATTGGACTGAAATAGAATTAAATACCACAAGTAATGCAAATGGTGTAAGAAGTTTTGCTATAGAGTTGGCAAATGTATCAGGACAAACAATACCACACGATTTTGAAATAAATGATATAACAATAATTTTTAGACGTAAGAGTATTAAATAATGGAACAAGCAGAAAAAAAGTTTGCAAGACTAGAAGGTAGAGGAGTAGGCGGTAGCTCAAGAAGAAGAATAAGACATATAGCTCCTAATAAACCTCAAATTGTTAATACTGTACCTAGTCGTGAATCAGGTCAAAATGGTGATATAGTATATTATCAAGACCCTAGAAATTTAAACAGAGTTTTTCAATATGTTAAGTTAAATAATAGATGGCTTAATTTATCAGATGGAAGACCTATTGAAGATTCTGCTAGAACTAAAAAATTTGTAAAGGCACGTACAGAATAAATTGTTGGATATTAAACAGATAATAATTAAATTAACTATAAAAGTTTAGAGGAACTTCTATGTATCAAAGTAAAAAACCTATAAAATCATCTAGAGAAAGAGCAACCGAAGCTTCTAATAAGTCGTTTGATTTACAACAAGAAACTAAGCTTTTAGATTTTGATACTAAAATGGACACATTAGACAAAACTAATAGACAAAAAAGATTTGATGCTTTTGCTAAAGGTAGTTTAAAATTGTTTAATGTTGTAGACGAGTTTGACAAATTAGACGCAGAAAAAAGAGATGCTATGATTGGTAAAGATTTATACAACCAATTAAATAAAGATAATGAAGATGCAAAATTAACTGAAGTAACTATTGATATTGCAAATAGAAAACAATATGGAAAAAGTTTAATGGACATAGGAAAAACTATTAATGTCAATAAACAAGGTGTAGAATTTAGTGATGCAGATTTTAGAACTATGAAAGACTATTTATCTTCATCAAATAAATTTAAAGGCGTTTATCAAAGTATGATGGATAATTTAGCTATTAAAGATAAAGATGGTAAAGTAATAGGTTATAACGATGGTTACGATTTAAATTTTAAACCAGAATTTGATTTTACAGTAGACGGAACACCAAAACCAACAAATATTTTAGACATGTTTAACTTTGGAATATTTAGAAAAAAGGAAAATAAATAATGTTATTTAAGAAATTAGCATATGGCTTAGGAATATTAGAAGATGTAACAGGAGCAGCTACAGATAGTAGTATATCAAGTGGAACAATATCAAACAATAACGCAGCTATAAAAACTAATCGTGAAGCAATAGGACAAGAAGAAGATGCTTTACAATTTAGTATAGAAGCCGCTGAAGAAGATGAACAATTTGCTATAGATAGTTTAAGCGAACCTGTTAGAAGAAGTTTAGATAAAATTGATAAAAGCAGAGATAGTAATCCTAGTGGTTTTATGTTTGATGGTGAGCAAGAAGAAATGTTAGATGAATTAGAAGCGCAAACACAACAAGACTATGGAAATAAACTTCAAGCTTTAACTATGAAAACAGAAAAATTTATACAAAATAAAAGATTAGCTTCTTTAAATAGAATTAGTGCTCTTGAAGCTGATATAGAAAAAAGAAAAAGACAAAATCAAAGTTTAAAGAAAAGTGGAGGATTTTTATCAAATCTTGCAAATAGGATGGTGAGTTAAAGATGGCAATATTAGACATAATACAATCAATACAAGACGCTGACGCTAGAGAAAGAAGAGCTGAAGAAGCACAAGCATTAAACCTATTAGAAGCTGCTGGTGCAGATGTAAGAGGAAGAGAAGCTGCTTTAAGAGAAATGGAAAGTTTAGCAATAGAAAAACAAAGAGCAAACGCACTTGATAAGCAAGTAGACATACAAAAAAGCAATCAAGAGTTTTTAGAAAGAGATAAGTTGCAACAAAATTTGCTTACAGCGTTAAAAAGTCAAAGAGATGAATATCTTACAGATATAAAAGACGAAATTGCTGATGTTATGGTTTCAGTAGAACCTTTGTTTCAAGTTGCATTAAAAACTGACCCACCTGAAGGAACTTCATTTCCAACTCAACAACAAGATTTAACAGAACAAACATTTAATAATCAAAATTATAGAGCAGACACTATTGCCCATTTAAAAAGCAAAGGATTTACTGATGGTCAAGCTAAAGAATTTTATGCAACTTTTTCACAATATATATTAAATCCTACTGCTACAAATATTGTTTCTGGTTATTTTGATGATATTATAGATAGTGGTTTTTTAGATAAATATGAAGGAGCTTTTGCTAACATAGGATTATATGGACCTGATTTAGAAAGAGATGAACAAGGTAATGTAATTTTAAATAGTTTGAACAATAGAAAAGCAATTCAATCTGCTAATCATAATATTGGTCGTTTAGTACAAGGTACTGAAATAATTAAAAAAATTGATGACAATGAAAGAAAAATATTAAGTGCACGTAAATCTGAACAAATGGTAATTGATACATTTGAACCTTTACCAGAATTTCAATTTGATGTTGTGAAAGCTTTTGATATAGAAGCAAATAGATTATACGATAACGAACAAAAAGATAATAAAGAAATAAATAATGCTTTAACTAATTTAAGTTCATTGGTTGAAAAAGTACAACAAGACGACGGTACGCTTACTTTAGCAAATGTTGACGGCTATGATTATATGGATAGATTAACATTAGAAAGCAATATCTCAAGTGTATTTAGCGATGCAGAATTAGCCGCAATATTTAATAAAAAAGAAAGTAAATATGGGTCTATGTATAATAAAATATTTACAAATGTTGGTAATGAAGGTCAAAATATAATAACTGAAGATATTTTTAAATTAGACACAAAAGAATTAATGGAAGCTTTAAAGAAAGTTCAAGCTTTAGAAGAAAATGCTAATTTAGAAGCTGGTATATTAGAAAGAATAGCAGTAGATAATATCAACAAATATCAACAAATGAGTCCAAATGCTAATTTAAATAGTGAATCTGTAAAGTTGTATAAAATTGCACATAAAGATTCAGCAGACCCAGCAATAAATAAATATGCATTTTTAAAAGACTTAATAAATCAACATTTAACAAAATAAAATATGGCACAAACGTTACTTGAAAAGTTACGAGCTGAACGAAATCAAAATCAAGCTCAAACAAATGAATTAACTATGCTTGATTCATTAGGTACAAGCTTATCACAATCATTATCTAGCGCTACAACAGATGAAGGAAAATTTGTATCACCAATTAAAAGCACAGGAATAGGTCAAACATTAGAAAATTTTGCAGGAGGTGCAATTGAAAGTGCAAGTTTTGGTTTTGCAGATGGAAGTCGTTTAGGTATAGATGCAAATAGAAATAGTAATGCATACGCTTTAGGTAATTTAGCTGGGTTTTTTACTCCCTATGTTGGTGTAGGTAAACTTGGTTTAATGGGTATTAAAGGGCTAGGTAAAGCAGCTAAAGGAACAGCTTTAGGTAAAACTAAAATTTTAAAACAAATTAATGCGACTGATAATATAAAAGATATTGCAACAGGAGCACTAACTAGAGGTGGAGTCACTATTATGAAAGGTAGTGAAAAGATTAGTGCTGAAAAATTTATAAATGAAGTAGCCGCTTCAGATGATTTATTTAAAGCAGTTAACAATTTTGACGATACCAGAAGAGCTGGATTTTACGGCAAACGTTTTGGACCAGAAGAAGTACAAAAAAAATTCAATGATGGTATTGGAAATTACTTAGAAAAAGTTGGTAAAGATTTAGGATATACTTTTGGTAGAGCAACAAAAGATAAAAGTGGAAGAATAGTTAATAGCGTTGTTGAAGAAATTAATAAAAAAGCAAGTAAATATTGGAGTGAAGGTTTTAAACCAATAAACACATTACCTGATTTATTAACAGAATTTAATCCATTAAGAAAATTAGGTATGAAAGAATATAGTAAAGCTGATATTTGGTTTGGTCATGCAGCAGAAGACGTTTTATATTACACTATGGTAGAAGGAGCTTGGATGGCTTCTAGAAATATAAGAGGTGAAGAAAATCCTTATACTGGTAAACAAATGTTAGCTGAAGCATTATTGTTTGGTCCAGCAGCTGCTAGTGTTAGATTTATACCAGGAGGTTTAGCAAAAGGTCCATTAAGCATTATGAATAAAGAAGCTAGAGATACTATAGCTAGTTTAATGAAAAATAATGGAAATTATTATAAAGGCACAAATGTTAAAGGAACAACAAAAGTTGCTCAAAAATCTCGTGAAGATGTTACTTCAGCTTATATGTTATATGCAAGAATGCACCAACCTGCAGTATTACACGCTATGGAACAAGCAGGAAAATTATTGCCTAAAGAAATGGATACATTGTTAAAAGGTAAAAAAAATCCACATGATTTAAAACAACTAGTAATACGTGGAGCTCAAGAAGGTGCAACAGAAATAGATATTAAAAGAGCTGAAGCAGCAGCTGAGTATATGAAATTATCTCTTAATGGTGTAGCTAAGTCTGTAAACATTAACGCAGCTCGTATGGATTATGGTAAATTAATTCTTCAAGATTTTGCACAAACTAAATTCAGACAAGGTGCTGGAGCATTTATTTTAGGAATGGCTGGTGCATCTCCTTACTTTTTTGGACAATCTATAGATGAAGATAATTGGAAAATGACAGCTGTGTTAGGATATTTCTTATTTAAACGTGGTCACAAAATGACATATAAAGGTAGACCTTTAAGAGATGGAACATCTGAATGGACAACCACTACAACTCCTTGGGAAGAAAAAATTGGAGATAGATTTCAACATATAAAAGAACAAGTACAATTAGGTGATGCTATAGGAGTACACATAGACCATCCAATATATAATCATATTAGAAGACAATTAATTAGCAACAACGCTACAGCAGGTATAGAAGGTATGAGAATGGCTGGTATTGACGAAAACTCTCCAACTGCAAACACTATCAGGGGTATGATTCAAAATGATTATTTAAAAGACGTTGGTGGTAAAGAAAAGAAAATAAAAAAAGATGAACGTGATAAAGTTAATGCTATAGAAGATGTAGATAATTTAAGAAGTTTATATCAAGATTTTATTATGTTGTATGATAATGTTAATTTTACTACTAAAAAAACCACCTTTAAAACATTTGATGAATTAACTGCTGACCAAGTACAATTATTTAGTGATACTATGAAAGGATTAGATGTTAGACCTGATAATCCAAGAGATTTAATTGTAACCTATGCTAAACCAGTAATAGAAAATTTTAAAGGCACCATAGAAGAAATGGAAAATCAAATATTAGATATATATAATAAATTGCCTGATGCTTATAAACCTGTAAAAACTAGAAGTAAAGAATATGGAAATGACCAATTTGTTTTAAAAAGAATTGGAAAAGGTGCTGAATTAGATTTAGATGATTTTGAAGGAGAAGCTTTATTTACAGAACTAACACGTGCCGTAGATTATGTTATAAAATATGGAACTGGAAAAATTAAAGCATCGGGTGCAAATAAAGTGTCAATTAAAAATAGTGATTTAACTGATAAAGGAGAATTCTTATCAAGCATTAAAAGTTTATTAGATGGTGGAGCTGAATTGTTTTCATCTAACAATAATCTTCCAAAAGGAAAACTATCTTTTAATAATGAATTTATGTATCACATAGGAGATATGATGCAATCTTTAGACAATTCTGAAAGACTTGTAAAGTTTGTAGACAATGTATTAAACGATGATAAGTTTGGAAGTCAACATTCTAAAATTCGTACAAAAATAGAAGAAATATTTGCTGAAGATGGTATATATAAATACTTAGAAAGCCATGTAGACATTTCTAAGCTTAGTAAACAAAATCAAAACTTTGTTAAAAGTCTATTACCTTTATTAAGAAAACAAGGCGCAGATGATTTAGTTAAACAAACAAAAAGAAAAAAATTAACTAATGCTCAAGTAAACGAATTAAGAGAATTATTTGTAGAACAAGATTTTGGTATTTTTTCTAGAATGAAAGATAGACCTAATATTCCATTTTTAACATTTATAGGAGATTTAGAATGGAAAAATCAATGGATAAAATATCAAAGATATAATGTAGATGGAAATTTACAATCTTACACTAATGTAGATAGAGCAATATTAGAAACATTTGAAGAGTTTAGTTTAATTAAAGGAAGAAGTTCTAATACTATTCACATGGATATAAGAATTTTAGCAGACTTAGATATTAGTCAACATCAAAAAGGAGTGAATTTTTTAAAATTTTTAGAAGATTATGAATCTGGTGAATCAAAAAAATTTTTAACAAGTTTTATAAACACAATTAAATCTGATAATAATTTAAGTGCATCACAAGCTGATAAAGCAGCTAAACAATTAATAATGGAAGTTCAAGAAATTATTAAACCTTATATACTTAAAACAGAAAATGGTATAACGACAGGACATTTAACAGAAGTAACAGATAGTTCACTGTATTTTAAAGATATAAATACATTAAATAGTTTAAAAAAATCTATAGAAAAAATTAAAACTATAAAATATAACGACAACATGAATATGTTTGCTCAATCACTAAAAAAACAAGTAAAAGATTTAGAAGCAGATAATATTGATACTATAGGTAAAATATTAAAATACATAGAAAATAGTGATGATAAATTTAGAAAATTTTATAACCATTTAAATACAGCTGGATTTTTAAGTAACGAAAGAAAGTTGCGTAGTTGGAAAGAAATGCAAAAAATTGATGATTCAATTTCTTCAGAAAAAATATATCAAGATAAAATGAAACAATTATTTGCGGAACAAGAAAGAAATATTATAGATGATATGATGGCTCCAAAAGATAAAGAAGAAATGTTGTTAGACTTTGATTTAAATCATAGTAGAGAATTAAGTGAATCTCCAAACACTATTTCTAAATTATTAATTGAGTATGGAGAAGATAGTATTATTATAGGTAAACATTTTAAGAAAGCAAAAGATGCTGTAAATATAAAAGAGTACTTAGATGCTAAATATTCAGTTATGAAAGATGATGGTAGATTTGTAGATAATAACGGAAATAGAACACATACTAAAGTATTTTTACAAAGATTGCGTGAAAATATTATAGAAACAAATCCTCTTGTAGATGTTGAAAAATTAAATCAAGAGTTAATTGCTATAGGTGCAAACTTAGAAAATAGAGTTGTATTAAAAACTGTAACATACGATGGTAGTAGAGGATTTAGCAATTATGAAGATTTTCAATATCAAGAAAATTTATTATTAAAAAGTTTAAGAGGTATATTTGAAGATGGTACCTTAGCTGATAAAATAGTTATTATGAACAATAATGGTTTTGCTAACAATGTATATAGAGCAAACAGAACTTTAGATGATAATGAATTTTTCTATCAAATTGCAAATGATTTAGCAACAGGTAATCATAGGTTTAAAAGCAATAGAGCTTTAAAAAAAGGAATTGATGAAGAATTTGATGAAAATGATATAGATTTAGAAAGCTTCAAAGGTATCTTAATTAGATTAAATGAAAAAACAAATATTGTAATTAGAATAAATGATACAAATAAAAAAGCTGGTATAGATGCATTAGATGAAATAGCTGATAGATATGTAAAATGGAGAAAAAAGAATCTGGGTAAGAATGCTTTAGATGGATTACAAGAAAACTTTTATATAAGAAAACACGAAGATACTGGAAAGTATATTTTTGACATTGACGCAGTACCTAAAAATCCTGATGGTAGTATAAGTGGTAAAAAAATAACTCAATTAATACAACCTATGATGATGGATTTAACATATGGTAAAAAAGCTATGGAATTTGGTTTAGGTGAAAAAACATGGTTAGCTTTAAGAAATGCAACAGATGAAGAACAATTTAAATCACTAAAAAGATTTAAACTACATGACAACAAATCAGCTAAAAATATTGATAGTGACCAATTGAGACAAATAGGCGAATTTATAAAAGACACAAAAGACCCTACATTAAACAAAGTTGCAACAACAATAAATAAAGTTGTAAATGGTGATTATAAATTTGTAATAGTTGAAGATGAATTACCTGATGGAACTATTAATGATATGTTTAGTCAACGAAAAAGAGATATAAAACAATACAAAGATGAATTTAATATAGATATAGAAAAAGAATTAAGTGATACAGAGTATAATGCATTAAGTGCAAGAGACCAAAGAATATATGATGCAGGAAGAGAAAGACTTAGACAAGAAGATGTAAGTATATTAGACGCAGCATCTATGAAACCCACTGATTTATATGATTTAGAAGCTATGTTATTAGGTACTCCATTAAATCAAACTAGCGAATTGTCTGGTGTAAAATACATTGGACATAAAGATGTTGGAGATGAAATAGCGTTAATGAAAACAGCTGGATTACACATACCAAACCAAGGTGCAAAAAACTTTCCACAAGAAATGATGACGGCTGCAAACCAACAAAATATAATTTTTATAGCTAGAAGTGGTGTAAAAGATTTAGTTAAAGGTATAAATTCAGATTTAACTTCAAGAATATTTAGTCCTAATACCGCAAAAGATTTTAACAGAACATTCGATGACACAAATTCATTTCAATTTAATATGAATGATATATCTTTATTGTCTAGTAAAGGTAAAAAATCTGGTGCGTTGCCTCCTAATTTAACAGGATTTTTAACATTTGCTGAAAATGGTGATGAGGCATTAAATGCATTTGTTTCTTATAACTATACACAAAATATTAGACCATATAATACTAAAGCTAAAAATATGAATAATTCAGATAGAACTGGAGCAATAGAAGACTTTTTATATCTTACTGAACAAAATAGTAATAAACTAAATGCTGATACAAATTTAAGAGACTCTCAACCTGGAGTATTACAATCACTTGCAAAAGAAGGGGTAGACCCTTATTTGTTTTATGATAAATACTTTGATATGTTTGCAGATGAATATGTTTTAAATGCAAAGGTTAAGCACGGTAACAATGCAGTTATACAACCAGATATTACTGGTTCATTAAAATCAATGATAGCAGATGAAACAGGTGTTATACGTTATGGTGAAACTACTGAGTCTTATTATGCTGGTCAAACTGAAATAGACGTTGATAATTTTGCTATAATTTTAAAAGATAAAAATGACGTAGATAGACTTGTACACATTACTGAATTAAAAGATGTAATGAGAGACCAAGAACTAAGAAAAGGACTTACTCCTTCTTCTGTAAAAAAATTAGACGATTTAGTTAGAAACAAACCAAAAAAAGGTAGTACATTAAAAGACTTGGTAGATTATTTTGAAGTTGTAGATGATGTACAGGTAGCATCTTTAACTTATAGAAATCCAATTACAAGACTAGGTAGTGTTATTATAGAAGGAATTAAAGATATAGGAAGTATATCAGAAAAAAATAAAAAAGTTGTAGCAAGTGGAGATGTTATTCATATGTTAAAAGGTGATTACGACATAGATGATACTATAAGTATGTACTCACAACCAGCAGATGTTTGGAAAGGTTTTAATAATTTGTTAGGTAAAAAAATGTATACACAAGATACACTAGGTTCTCCTGATAATTATAAAGGTTTTTCACTTACTGATTCAGATAAGTTTGCAGAATTACAAAACTCTAAATTAAATGAAGCTGTAATTAAAGGAACTGGTATGAACTTTCCTGAAATATTAAGATTTTTAACAGCTACACAAAGTAGAACTCCTGGCGTAGGAGGAAAACCTTTTCCAACAAATGGTCTTGTTATGCAAATAGGAAAAAATACTTATATAAGAGTAAAAGAAAATATTGACCCTATTATAGGAGCAAAAGTAGACGAGTACAATCAAAAAGCATTAGATATATCTACTGGTGGTTATAATATAGAAAAACTTGGAAGCAAAACTACTATTATGAATGATTTGTTTTTTAGTAAAGATGGTATATTTGAAAGAGTAGATGGAGAAGGACTAAAGTTAGCAGATGAATTTCAACCCCATGAAATGTTTGCTGTAAGAGAATATGTAAATATATTTAGTACATACTTAAGAGATAGTGGTGGTGAATTTAGTACAGGTAGAAAAAGAAGTGCTAGTCCAAGTAGAAGAGTAAAGGTTATTGATAATTACGATAAAGATTTAGCATTAGCTAAACAATCTATTGAAGCAAAAATGAAAAAATTAATCTTAAGTCAATCTGCAGGACAAGGACAAAAAGCTTGGGATGATTTGTATAAAGATTTATATGAATTAGATTTTGGAGGACATAATATTAATAGTAGTTTTACTATGAGATTAGCTGGACAAGTAAGTTCTAAAGCATATGAAAACGCTTTAAATTTAAAAAATGTATCTCCTAGAGACTATCAAAATGTATTGTTACGCTCTTTATATGAACAAAACACTACAGCTAATAAATTACAAATTAAAGATAGATTAGACTATCAAGGACCTGAGTTTGAAACATTAGCTTTTCAATTTATGGATGATGCTAGTGAGGCAACAGAAAATATTATTAAAGGCGTAAAAAATTATCACGATGCATCTATAAAATTACAAGCAATTGAAGAACAATATTTTTCTGATTTAGATAAATTAAAAGAATTACAAGCTGGTAAAAAATTAGAATATGGGGAAGATGATTTTAGTGGAGATGCTTTAATTAAATATTATTCATCTAGAACTAAAGGTTTTGATAAAAAATATTCTGAACTAAAACAAGAAATAAACAACAAACTATTTAAAGACCTTGATGAAAATATTAAAAAAGAATTAGTTGCTAGAATAAAAAAAATATATGATAAACATGGAAAATTATCTGACAAAAAACTAGGAGAGCTAGTTAATGAAAAAATGAAAGATTTTATTACAGAGCCAAGAAAGTATGAAGAAACCTTATCAGAATTTGTAGGTAGAAGTACAGCTGGAGTATTAAATCAAAGAATAGCAAGTTCTGGTTTACAAATTACAGAAGCACAAAGTAAATTAATAGATAACTTTGTTAGTCAATATAAAAAAGAATTTTATGAAACTACTAATGGAACAAGCAAATTATATGGATTCCAAGACTACGATAGTTTACAATATGATTTTGATAGACAACTATATCTTATTATTCAAGAAAATGGTTTAGCTGATAAAATAGATATAGTACTAAGTAGAATTATGTCTCCTGATATAGATATAAAATCAGGTAAATTTGTAGAATTTAATGGTAAATATTTATTTGTATCAGATGATAAATCTTTGTCTAAACGTATTAACTTAGCAATACGATTTAATAATAGTCATAGAGTAGATATATTTAATCAAAAAACAGAAGCTTTACAATTCAATAAAGATTTAGCTAAAACAAGTAGAGATGTCGTTGATGTTCTTAATGGTAAAAAACCAAACCTAGAATCTGTAGTATCAGATAAAGTATTTATAAGAAATCAAGAAGCGTTTCGTGCTTTTACAGAATATGGAAACACACATAATGATAGTGTATTAAGAATGACTAATATACTGCAAGATGAAATAAACCAAAGCGGTATGAGTAGATTAAGTTATTACGAACAATTTTATATTGGTATAGGTACAGGTTTATATAGAAGTGTAGCACGTAAAGGTGGTCTAGTTGGAGATAGTTTGATTGCTCATGAATTTGCTGGTAGAGGAGATTATAGAGTAAATGGAATTGCAGCAATATATGAAGCAATAGATAAAGGAGTTTATGTGTTTGAAGATGTAAATAGCGGCTTGATACCTAGCGATAAACCATTTGTTAATAGAACAAAAAGTAATTTTATGGAATGGAATGAAGCTAGATATGAAAGAATTGGTAAAAAATGTGTAAAGGCAAGAGGTAAATAGATGTCAATAGTAGATAAAGTATGCGCACCTTTTAGTAGAGACGTTAGATTAAATCGTGATTTAGCAAGAAGAATTGCTTCAGATAGAAAACTAGCTAAAGAATTTTATTCTAATCCTTTGGTTAGACAATATAGCGATTCTCAAATAAGTAATATGTATTCTGAATTACAATTTGAAGCTACACGTGGTAAAGGCTTTGGTGAATATGAAGTTCCAACTATTGAAGAATTAAAAGTACAAAAAAGATTACAAAAAGAATTTATAAAAAACTTAGAATCTATTCCAGGAACTAATTTAGGTTTAACTAGAACTACTGATTTTTATTTAAAATCTGAAATATTTAAAACTAATCCTACAATGAAAAAAGCTTTTCAAGAGATTTTAGATTCTAATACAAGAGCTAATGGTAGACAAGTAGTAGGGGATAGAACTATACAATCTATAATTGGTAAAATGAAAATTGCTAGTAATGAATTTACTATAGGAAATGTTGGTAAAGTTATTGATGCTAAACTAGGTTTTACTTTAAGAAATAAACTTGTTACTATGCAAAATAGATGGAGAAGAATTGCAGAAGGTAAAGAAGAATTTGATGGAGCTACAGGTCCAGCAGCTGCTCAAGAATATTATATTCGTGGTAACGAAAAAGGTAAACCAGATAAATTAGCTAATACTGGAGATGGTGGAAAAGCTTATGTTAATTCTTTAGATTATTTAACAAAGGAAGGTGAGTTAAAAGTATTTGCAGATTTTAGTAAACTAACGCTAATGGGAGGTAAAAAATTTGATGATTTAAAAAAATTAGCAAAAAATGATGCCAAAAAATTTGAAAGAATACATGGAATACATCCTTCTACATTAGATGCAGCTGAAGAATTTAGAGCATTAATGGTTAAAAGAGATGGACATGTAATTGAAGGTGTTGACAAATTATCTAGTTTATTAAAAAATACTAAAGATAGTAATATTAAAAGTCATCATAGATATGAAGAAGTATTAGGTGTTTTAGAAAGATTAAATAAAGATTTTGCTGGTAGAATAAAAAGAAAAGATAGTGGTATTTTACCTTTACTAACATTAGAAGTATTACCACAAATAGAAGGTAATTTTTACAAAATGTTTTCTGGTAAAGGAGCTGAAATAGATGAAGCCATGGATGGTTTTTTAGCTTTAGATAAAATCATGCAAAATAATTTATATACAGCTAGTAAAATTAATACTGATATTGGAACTGCAAAACAAGATTTTAATATATTTCCAGTATTAGAATCTTATAATAAAAATACTGTAAAGTTTTTACACACTATTGATAACGCAAATGCATATATGGTTGCGTTAAGTGAGGTAGCTGCGCTTAAAGCAAGAAGACCTTTTAACCCAGACCAGCCATTACAATATGAAAAATTTGACAAATCAGTAGATATGTTAACAAAGTATATGCATAGATTGTTTGAAACACAATCAAGTGGAGATTATAATACTCTTAGTGACAAGTTGGTTCGTATAGCTACTAACTATCAATTTGCAACTAAACTAGGTTGGAACCTTAAAACAGCTATTAAAAATGCATCACAATGGACATTTAATTATGTTTATTTTGGAGCATTAGGTATGGCTCAATTGAGAAATATAAAAAACACTAGAGAAAATTTAGGAAAAAGAATCATTGCTGGTAGAAAAAGAAGTGGTGTATTTAATGTAAACATTCAAGAAACTTATGCAGATATGCATATGCCAATAGTAAAAGGAGAAGATGGTTTTTATAGAAATGCTACTCACGATGGTATAATAGATAGTATAGATAGTGGTATGAGTAGAATAGCTAGAGGTTCTGGTGAACTTATGCAAACAGTAGAAAATCAAATTAATAGAAACACTACTTATGATTTTGCTTATACTCAAGAATGGATAAGACAAGAAAACGATGTTACTTTATCTGTATTAAGAGAAAGATTTAAAAGACAATTAAAAAATAAAGATGGTAGTAGTTTTAGTAAAAAACAAATATCTGATATGCAAACGAAAACTGTACAAGATGAATTGTTAGGTAGAGAGCGTACTGAGTTTGAACTAGAATTTGATAAATATAGACAAAGATTAGCACAAAGACATGCTGATAACATTGTAACATTTTTACATTATGACTATAGTCAAACACAAAAATCTTTTGCACAAACAAGTAAAGTTGGTTCATTGATATTACAGTTTAAACATTATGTGTTTAGTAATTTTATTATGCAGAAAAAAATGATAGAACAAGGTCTAGGAGATGTAGCTTCTGGTCAATTACGTTCTGATGCTGTTGGAAGAATGACAAGACTTGGTGGTTTATACTTAATGATAGAAACCTTTGGAGATTTATTAAATGGAAATGCTGGTAATATTGTTGAAAACGCAGCATATGAAGAACTAGAAAAACTTGCTAGTTTAGCTAATCCAGAAGAATTTGCTGAAGAAAATAGAGAAGAACTTATGCAAAAATATTTTGGTAGAGGTCCAGTTGCTGGTAATCTAGGACCTACTGTTGATACTTTATTAGATTTTATGTCTATTACTGGTATAGATAGAGTAATTCAAAATAATGATACAGCAAACTTTTTGTTAGGTTTAAGTTATGCAGCAGAAAAAGACCAAGATTTAACTATGCTACAAAAAATACAATTTGCTACACCTCTTCCATTTATTGGAGGTGAACAAGGTAGAAGACTTTTTACAAAGACTGGTCCTCAATTTACTTCTTCAAAAACCTTTGATGGTAAGATGGCGGCAATAAGTAGAAATACATTTAGTATGTATCCTAAGAAAGAAAAAGACAGATTTACTTTAGACTTAGGACTTTTTGAAGTTGAGTATCCTGATTTTATTAAAAGAATGATAAAAACCGCTGAAGGTACTATGCCTAAATTGAAACAGACTGAAAGACAATATCTAGATTATAGCAGTGATGTTCTTAAAGTATTAGATAAGATGGAAGATTAAGCTATAGATGTTTGGTCATCTTTAATAGAATAATTTGCAAACTCTTTTATTAACTCTTTTTTTGTAGGATAACCTTTATTTTCTAATTCTTTCTCAAAGTTTTTTAGCTTAGTAACTATAGATTTATCTTTTAATTTATTTTTATCTGATTCTATGTCTAAATACAACATAAGTAAATCCAATCTAGCTTGTTTACTAGAAGAATATATTTCTTTATAATTCATTTTATCTCCTTTATAGCGTACATTCCAATACATATAGCATCTGCGTTCTTAAGAGTAACTTTGTGTTTGCTACCTGCAAAAGCTTTTGCTCTACGTTTAAAGTACTGTTTACGTTTTTGATAATCTTTTGGTATTCTATTACCTATAACATCTTGCCATTTTTTAGGAAGAACCTTAACAATAGGTAGGTCTAACGCATTACAAATACCTAACCAGATGCCGTAATTCTTCCCAAATGTAAATGCCCCTCTCTCATATGGTCTTGACCAAACTCGTTCAATATATACGATTGTGTTAGAATTAGTATTATATTGTTTGATTAATTTAACCATGTCTATAGGTTCCCTAGAGGAAGGGCAATTACTAGTTGAATGGAGGTTGTCTTGAGCAAAGAAAGCAACTGCACCATTCCATCCAGGGTCTATAGCTATTATATTCATTAGGTATAACTGCTCATTACCCTTATAGCTTCTGTTCTATCAAAGTAAACGCTACACTTGTCGCCATTAAACCCTAGGTCATAACTACCTAGTTGTCCATATCTTGCTTTTTGACATATGATTTCCATTTGGTATCTATCATTTTCCTTGTCATCAACCGCATAAGGATAATATA